GCATCGCGACCGGCGAGGTCTGCGTCGAGGTCGTCAACCCGTTCGAGATCTACCCGGACCCGCTGGCGAAGGAGATGGAGGACTGCGAATGGGTGATCCAGGAGACCGTCAAGTCCGCCGAATACGTCTACCAGCAGTTCGGTGTGCGGATGACGCCGGACACGGACACCGCGTCAGGCCCGTTCGAGTCGCGCATGTACCCGGGCTACCAGAGCGCGGGCGCGTCGGGCTACAGGGGCGTCAAGCTGCGCGAGTACTGGTGCAAGCCGAACAGCATCTGGCCGCAGGGACGCAGGGCGGTCTGGGCCAGGGGCACGATGCTGATGGAGGACATCAACCATTACGGCGAGCTGCCGTACGTGATGTTCAAGGGCGTGCCGGTGCCCGGCCGCTTCTGGCCGACCTGCCTGGTCGAGCAGCTGCGGGGCCCGCAGACCGAGCTCAACAAGGTCAAGTCACAGATTGCCGAGAACGGCGCCAGGATCGGCAACCCGGCGCTCTTGGTGAGCCGCCAGGCGAACGCGAACTACTCCGGCGTGCCGGGAGAGAGGATCGACTATGACGACTCGACTCCGAACGCGATCCCAACCTACCTGCAGCCGCCCACGCTGCCCGAGTACATCCTCGCCCAGCAGGACCGCATCGAAGCGTCGATTGAAGCGATATCGGGCCAACATGAGGTCACCAATGCTCAGGTACCTGCGGGCGTCACGGCAGCGTCGGCGATCAACCTGCTGCTAGAGGCCGACAACACGCGGCTCGGGCCGCGCATCTACGACCTCGAGGAGAAGCTCGGGATCGCGGGCACGAGGATGCTGAAGCTGGTCGGCCGTTACTGGACCGACCAGCGCACGATCATGATCGCCGGCCCCGACGACGCCTGGAACCAGCTGAACTTCCGCGGCGCGGTGCTGAAGGAGAACACGCTCGTGCAGGTCCAGGCCGGCTCGATGTTCCCGCAGGCGAAGGCGGCGAAGCAGGCCGCGATCATGCAGATGATCACGCTGCTGTCGCAGAACCCGATGAGCTTCCCGGTGTCCTCGACCCAGGTCAAGGAGGCACTCAGGGACATGGAGGCCGGCGGCCTCGACAAGTTCTTCGACGACGTCACCGTCGACGAGGCGCAGGCCAACCGCGAGAACATCGTGCTGAGCCGCGGCGAGCCGCTGAACGTCAACAGCTTCGACAATCACAACGTCCACATCCAGGTTCACACGAACCTGCAGAAGTCGGCGTCCTACCAGCAGTACCCGGTGCCGGTGCAGCAGCGGATCGAGTCGCATGTCGTGCAGCACCGGATGATGATCCTGTCGGCCGCGCCCGGCGGCGGCTCGCAGTTCCAGCCCGCACCGCCCGGCGCGCCGCCGCCGCCGATCCAGGTGGCACCCAATGGCGGGCCTCCCGAGGGGCCACCCCCTGAAGAGTCGGGAGGCCCGCCGCCACCGAACGTCCCATTCACGGTCCCGACACCGGGCCAGCCACCACCCCAATAAAGGAGACAGCATGCCTCAGAGCAAGAAGGCAGCCGTCGAGGAGCAGGAGGAGCCTCAGGTCGCGACCCAGACCGGGTCGACGGCCGAGGGTGGCGCGCTGCCGTCCGCGCGCCGCGAGGACGACGTCAAGATTCCGCGCTCGGATGACGACGCGCTGACCGACCTGTTCGCGAACATCGTCAGCGGCGAGTATGCGCCGCGTTACGTCGTCGTCGGCCGCACGCTCGAGCGCGACGACGACGGCTATCCGAAGACCGTCGAGGTCAGGACTCGCGACGACCGCGACGAGATGCTCGTCGTCGACTACGCGGATCTGCGGCCCGCGGCCGCGGGGCAGCGCTGATGGCGTCCCAGGCGCTGCGCGCAATGGCCGCCCGCCGCGCGCTCGAGCGTCCGGCCGCGTCGAGCAACAAACGGACGGTCGCGGCCAAGGGCTTCGAGCGCGGCTACAACGCGCAGCCCGCGCTGCCGGGCGCGCGGCCGTCCGGCTACAACGGCCGTCCGGTCCAGCCGCAGGGTCGCGCCGGCGGCTACAACGCGACCCCGAACGAGCGCCAGCCGGCCCCTGCGAACAACAACAACGAGCGCTCGAACGTGCCCGGCAGCGCGGCGCCGAACACGCCCGACACCGGCAGTACCGCGAAGGCGCCGCCGACGAGCGCGCGCAACAGGGGCTCGCAGCGAGGGCTGCGGACGGCACAGTCCTCGGCGCAACCGGGACTCGAGCCGAAGGTGCCGTTTACGGGCCTGCCGCTGCGCGGCGACAGCTTCGCGCGCGCGACCGCGCGTGTGCGCGCAAGGCTGCGGGCCTGATGGCATCCGTCCTGCCGCCACCGCCCGTGCTGAGAACGCCGAGCCAGCGCGCCGCCGCAGCGCAGCGCGCGATGAGCCCGTTCATGCGCGTCAACCCGGCGACGGGCCTGTCGGGACAGATCATGGCGACCAACGCGGCGGCGCGAGCGGGGCGACAGCGGATTCCCCGCTACACGGGGCCGCCGCCCGGATCGATGGCCGCCGCCTACGCGAACCGGACGCCGAACCAGGGCATCAGCCCGCGGATCGTGCGCGGCCTCGCCGCACTGGCAAACCAGCCGGGCCGGATCGTATGACGATCTACGGCATGGAGGCGATCACCAAGCGCGACCCTGTCACACACCTCAAACATGCCTACTCGCTGACCGAGCACGTCCTCAGCGACGAGCAGCGCGCCGCTCTGCAGCGCGTCATCGACGACGTCAGCGCACAGTACGCATCGCCGGGCCGGCGCGCCGCGATGCGAGCAACTTCACCCGACGAGTAGCGCCAAGAGCAAACCACACAGGGGCCAAGGCGACGGCACAGCCCCACGGTGAGGCGCAACAGCGCAGAGAAGGAGCAGCACCATGGCCGAAGAGGCACAGCCCCCCGAGGGCCAAGACCCAGGCAGCGGAGGTCTGTACGACTCCTACCTTCAGTTCGTTCCGCCCGACCGCCAGGAGGACGCGAGAGCGCACCTCGAGGAGGTCTCGCGGTCTGTCAACGGCCGTCTCGAGGAGGCGGCCAGCCTACGCACCCAGTACGAGCCCTACCAGCAGGTTCCGGGGTTCGACCTCTACACGCCCGAAGAGATGGGCCAGCTGTTCGAGTGGCACCAGAATGTCGCCGCCAGCCCCGACACGTTCAGGGACTGGCTGCTCGAGGCCTCGCGCGAGCAGGGCCTGACGGTGCCCGAACAGGCGGCGCTCGAACAGGCGGCACTGGAGCCCGAAGACGAGCTGCGGTCGCTGCAGCAGCAGTTCGAGCAGCAGCTGCAGCCGTTGCAGGACCGCATCGACGAACTCTCGACACAGCAGTTCCAGAACGCCGAGGCGGCACTGATCAACGACCGGTTCGCCCAGATCGAAGCGGACAACAACCTCCAATTGTCCGATCAGCAGCGCGACATCATCGTCAGGCTGGGCTTGTCGGCGATGCCCGAGGATGGTCGCGCGCTCGTGAACGGCGACGATTGGATCACCGCTGGCTGGGAGGCGTTCAGGGATGTGTGGGCGCAGGCGCAGAACGCGTTCGTGACCGACAAGGCCGCGGCACCGCCGCCGGCGCTCGAGTCAGGCGGCTCCGAAATCGCGCACGGTCCCAGAACCTGGGAGGAGGCGAAGAAGAGCGCCGCGGAACGGCTGCGTCAATCAGCCGCCAATCCGTAAAGGAGTAAGAAATGGCTCAGACGTTGGCAAACGCCGACGCCATCATGAAGGACGACTATGTCGGGCCGATCATCGAGGAGCTCAACAACAGGACGTATCTCGTCGACCAGTTGGAGCGCGACTCGGATCACATCGACCACACCGGTCGGCGCGCGGTCGTCCCGGTTCACAAGAACCGCAACCGCGGTCGCGGCTCGACGGCGGACGCCGGACAGCTGCCGGTCGCCGGCCAGCAGGCCTATTTGGATGCGATCGTGCTGATCCGCTACCACTACTACGCGGTCGACATCTCGGACGCGTCGATCGAGGCATCCGCAAGCAATGACGGCGCGTTCCTGTCGACGCTCGAGGCCGAGACCAAGGGCGTCGCCGTCGACATGCGCAAGGACATCAACCGGCAGGCGTTCGGTGACGGCACCGGCCTGCTCGGCAATGTCACGTCGGCGTCGGGGCAGAACATCACGATGACGAACGCGATCGACACGCAGTACGTGCGGATCGGCGACACCGTCGATCTGGTCGTGAAGTCGACCGGTGCGGTCTCGGCGGGCGGCACGGGCCTGGTCGTGACGGGCCGCAACACGACGACCGGTGTCATCACGGTGACGGGCACGATCACGACCGCGGCGTCGGTCGACACGACCTACGGGCTGTACATCACCGGCAACCGCAACAACGAGATGGACGGCCTCCGCAACATCACGTCGACGGGTCGCACGCTGCACTCGATCGACTCGACGGCGAGCGGCAATCAGTTCTGGGATGCCAACCAGACCAACGTCGGCACGTCTGTGACGGCGACTGCGGTTGCGGGCGAGGCGTCGTTCACGAACCTCGCCGATCTCGTCGGCCAGTCCGGCAACGGCGACGTCGAGGTGTTCCTGACGACCCGCGGCATTCGCACGGGCCTCGCGAACACGTACACGACGCAGAAGCGCTTCAACGACTCGACCGCCGTCGATGTGCACGGCGGCTACTCGGCGATCATGGTCAACGAGATCCCGGTGATCGCCGACGACGACTGCCCGAAGCAGTGGGCGTTCGGGTTCAACAAGAGCGCGTTGAAGTGGTTCGAGCAGGCCGGCCCCGGCTGGCTGCAGTCGCAGGGCGGCGACATCTTCCAGTTGCGCCAGGGCGGCGCCGGCATCGCGGTCGGCAGCTGGCAGGCCTGGTTCAAGTGGTATGTCGCGCTCGGCTGTGTCGCGCCGAACCGGACCGGCAGCCTGCGGTTCTGCACCGACACCGCGGTCGCGACCAACAACTAGACGACTCATGGTGGGGGCCTCACGGCCCCCACCGCGCTTTCAAGGAGGCCTCTTGCCCCAGAAGTCGAAGATGCGCCTCGTCAGCATGGGGCGCGGCGGCGAATTGATCGAGATCGACGATGACGTCCAGTCGATCGCGGCGCAGATCAAGGACATCGACCCGCGGCTCGGCGTCGAGTACAACCTTCAGAGCCTGCAGTTCCGTGTCTACGAGCAGGGCGACGACGGCAAGCGGCGCACGGTCATGTGGGTCGACGAGCTCACGGGCGACATCCCGAACCATCTGCGGCGGATCGCGAAGACGAACTACGTGCTCGAGATGCGCCGTCGCGACGAGCAGGCCGAGCGTGACCGCGACCACCGCCTGCACGAGCGGCTCGGCCCGATCTCGGAGCGGCTGACGCACGCGCTGCGCAAGGACCTGGGCGTCAGGCCGAGGATCTTCGTGCCCTAGAGGCCCAGGTGCGACGCGCTCGGATATTCGAGATGTGCGAGGCCGACACGCCATACCACCAGGCCAGTGTCACGAGCGGCAGCGCCGAGGCACGAATCGCATCCACATCCTCGATCGTGAGCTTGGCGTGAAGACGAACGTGGTCGACTCGCCGCATCGCCTCAAGATGCTCGGGATTGACGCAGCTCGAGGTATGGCAGAGATGATGCAAGATCATTCCCTCGGGCAGTGGCCCGTGGACTGCTTCGTAGTGCCTGCGATGCGCGAGGCCAGCGGCAGTCCTTCCGTGTCCACTCGGCAGGTGATTGAGCTGCCAGATCCAGCACGGTGTTGTGAAGCCGCGATCCTCTTCGATCCAGCGTGTCGTCTTGTACGCGTTGCGCGTGAACTTCGAGGAGTGGCCCGGCAGGAATCGCATCGCCTCGCCCTTCCTCACGTCGAGGCGCCCTATGGTCTGGCGCGCGATCGAAGTCGGCTGTCCGCACCCGCACTCGCAGAGTCCCATCCGAGGAGGCTACCATAAGAGACTTTGTGTCGCTCCAAAACGAGGTGCTCAACTTCGGCTTCAACGACGGCCCCCAGGTCAACAGGGGCCGCATCAAGGCGTGGATCAACCAGGCGCAGCAGCGGATCGCCAGACAGGTCGAGGGGCCGGAGTTCCAGGTCAACTACAGCATCCCGATCGTCGCGGGCCAGCAGTCCTATGCGCTGCCCGCCGACTTCGCCAGGGTCCAGGACATCACCTCGCCGATCTACGGCTTCCGGCTGCAGGGCGTCGACATCCAGAACTTCGACGTCGTCAACTACTCGAACGCGGTGCAGACGACACCACGCCAGTACACGCTCAACCAGCAGAACGTGATGTTCTGGCCGGTCCCGGCATACCCCGACCCGCTGCTGATGCGCTACATCGCGGTGCCGCCGACGCTCGTCAACGACTCAGACGTGCCGGTCCTGAACCCGAACTATCTCGACCTGCTGGTGAACTACTCGCTGAACCGCGCGTTCGCCGGCGAGGACGATTACGAGGCCGCCCAGTTCTTCCAGACCCAGTACAAGAGCGACCTTCAGGAGTACGCGAGTGATGTTCAGAACCGCAGCGTCGACCGGCCGCGCATCATCGACGGCACCTGGGGACTGCGCGGCAGCTATTGAGGCCAGGGCCAGCGCGTGCCTTTGCGATCGTTGCAGCGAGGATGGGCGAGCTGGACGTTGGCGTAGGAGTGCTCGCCTCCGGCCGATAGCGGCTGGATGTGGTCGGTCTCGTAGTTCGCGGGATCGACGGGCTCGCCGCAGATGCCGCAGATGCCATTGGCGCGGAGGAAGACCTCCTCGCGCCTCACGTTCTCGACCCATGCCGCCAGAATTCGCTCGTCGCGCCGGCGAATGCTTTCTCTGTGGCGTTCTTTGTTCTGGGCATACCATTCCCGAGTTCGTTGCGCAGCTAGGCCCGGATTGCGCTCCTGCCAGCGCTCCTGAGATTTGGTCACAACCTCCGGATGTGCCTTGGCGTATCGACGCCGGGAGTCGGCAGCCTGCTTCCGATGCTCCTCAATCCATTGCTTCGAGCGAGCCTTGATCCGCTCGCGATTACGCTCGTAGTACGCGTGCTGTTTGGCCTTGATCTCTTCAGGCGTTCCGCTATAGGGCATCTTCAGCGAAAGGATAACATAAATGGCGCTTTACAACGTGTTCATTCCTGGCCTCCAGCGTCCACTCAATCCGACGCTGATCACCGGAGGCCAGCCGGTGCCGTCGCCCGCAGCCGATCTGCCGCAGCGCGTCGGCATGCTGGTCCAGGGCGTGAACGCCGCGACCGTCGCCGCGGCCGGTGCGGCGGTGATGGCGGCGCTGCCGCTGACCAACCAGCAGGCGCTGATGCACATCTACCCGCAGGCCAACGACGCGACCGCATAGGAGACCGATGCCTGGCTACAACGCATTCATTCCCGGCTACACGAGCTCGCAGAATCTGACGTTGCGGCTCGACAGCGGGACCGTCGTGATCGCACCGTCGGCCGGCGGCATGCTCGGCCCGGTCGAGGTCGACGACCCCGAGCAGCTCGCCACCGCGATCGACGCGCTGATCCCGGGCCACGCGCCGGTCGTCGTCTGGCCCGAGGATGCACAGGACACCTATCCCGAGCCGGTCGAACTCGAGCCGCTGACGGTGCCGGAGCTGCCGCAGCAGAACACCGAGCTGCCCGGTCCCGAGGATCCGACGCTGCTGCAGAGCGCCGGTACCCAGGTGCTGGAGGAGGCGGCCTGATGCCGGCCGTGGCGTACAACGTGTTCGTGCCGGGCCAGCACGGCGGCCAGATCAACAATGCGAACGTCGCCAAGCTGACGGGCGGGACGCGGCTGACGACCGAGCGCGCCGTCGGCGGCACGATGTATTACGGTGTGTTGGCAAACAGCACGCTCGAGGCGCTGCGGATCGTGCAGCAGTCGATCGGCGTCAACTTCACCGAGGCGGCGAGCGTGTTCCTGCAGTCGAACGACACGCGCCAGACCTGAGTGCCGTTCCGCTCGAAGGCGCAGCAGCGGTTCATGTTCGCGGTCCACCCGGACATCGCGCACCGCTGGGCGAGGGAGTTCGGGGTTCCGAAGGGGCTACCACAGCACGTAGGAGGAAACATGGCTGTACTGAACGCGCGCCAGCGACGCCGCTCGGCGACGATCGCACCGAGCGCGGGCTACCCGTCCGGGCGCTTTCCGATGCCCGATCTGCGCCACGCCCGGCTGGCATTGCAGATGCTGCCGAAGGCGAAGGGCCTCTCGTCAGGCCAGGAGGCGGCGATTCGCGCGCGTGCGAACGCGAAGCTGCGCGGCACCCAGGCGACGACGGCCGGCAGGCAGGCTGCGGCCGAGCGTGCGAGGGGCCGGCGTTGAGGGGAACGCCGTTCCTGTACGACGGCTTCACCGGAGGCCTCAACTCGATCGACAGCCCGTTCACGATCGCCGACGAGGAGTCCCGGGACTGTCTCAACGTCGTCGGCACGCTGCGGGGTTCGATCGTCAAACGCAACGGCTCGACGCAGTTCCTGGCGGCAACACCGCCGGCGGTCGAGCTGACCGGCATCACCTCGGTCCAGATCAGCGGCACGCGCTACCTGATCGCGTTCGGCGGCACCAAGGTCTACTCGATCGGCCCGACCGGGATCCTGACCGACATCACCGGCTCGGCGACGATCACGTCCGGGTCGCGCTGGTGCGTCGTGCAGGCACCGACGTCGATCGCGATCCCGGGCCAGGGACCGGTCTACATGTCGAACGGCATCGACCCGCCGTTGCAGTGGACCGGCAGCGGCAACGTCGGTGCCTGGACCGGCACGCCGTCGCTACCGAACGGGTCGTTCATGTGCTTCCACCAGAACCGCATCTGGACGTGCGGCGTCAGCGGCAGCCCGAGCACCGTGTTCTTCTCCGACATCACGCAGTCGGGCACGATTGGCGTCGCCGACCCGAGCTCGTGGACGGCGACGAACACCGCCCAGTTCGACGCCCAGGACGGCTACCCGCTGACCGGGATCGGCGACGTCGGCCCGTATCTCGTCGTCTTCAAGGAGCACAAGAGCTGGGTCATCACCGATCCGGTGACGGCCGCCGCCAGGCAGCTGGTCCACAACGTCGGCTGTGTCAGCCACCGCTCGATCTGCTCGACCCCCGAGGGCACGTTCTTCCTGACCGCGACGCAGGGCGTGTTCCTGACGAACGGCACCTCGGCGTCGGAGGTCTCCTACAAGGTCAGGCCCACGATCCAGGCGTACACGACGGGACTCGGCCAGCACGCGTGCGCCTCCACGTACGGCAACCACTACTACCTGAGCTTCCCGTGGAACGGGTCGACCGCCAACAACCGCACGCTCGACTACGACATGCAGACGAAGGCGTGGTGGCTGCACGACATCACCGCCAACGAGTTCGCGGTCCACGAGCCGGCCGGGTCGCCGTACCTGTACGCGGCGCTGCCGGGCGTCAGCAAGGGCATCGCGAGGATCGGCGTGCCCGGCGTCTACACCGACCTGGGCGTGCCGTACGCGGGCGGGCCGTACGGGTTCAGCGCCTACTATCTCGGTGCCTGGCAGCGCTTCTACGCCTATTTCCTGCGGCACCGAAACCCGATGCCGATGGTCAAGAAGCGCATCCGCCAGATCTATTTCAACGGCTCCGGCGTGAGCGTGCCGGTCGTGTTCAACAACTTCAACGCCCAGGCCGGCACGCAGTACCCGGGCACGGTCGGTAACGCCGACCAGTGGAATCCGGACAT